GGCCATCGCCCGGGTGTTGGCTTCGCCGTCGCTGTAGCTTCCCGCGCCTTTGATCTCGACGCCGTACTCGCCCCACGGGCCGCTGAGCTCATCAGGCAGGAGAATCAGGGCGCGCTCGATGCCGTTGAGCCAGTAGCGGGTAACGAACACGCCGCCGGCCAGAGGCTGGCCGCGCTCAGGGAGTTCGGCGGCGAGTACTGTTTGCTGTGCTTGCTTGGTCATGGGGTTACTCCGGGTAAGCGCCGCCCTCCGGAGTCCGGTGGTGGCAATTTGGTTTGGGTTGGGGTATTACGGGTCACCGGCATGGAGCCGGATCAGTCGTTGTCGCAGTCGTCTTCGGCGTTCATCTGTAGCGCTTCTGCAAAGCCTGCTTGCCGAAATTTGCGCGCCACGTTTTCAGATACATCTAAAGCGTGGCGCGGAATTGAGAAGTACGCAGCGCACTGGTCGACGCTCAGCGAGTAGGCATGTGCAATCACTCGCTCGATGGCTTTGGCGTCTTTCGTCTCGCCCAGGCCTGATGCGAGCTCGGCCAGCCGGTCGCGCATACCCTGGCGGAAGTAGTGGCGGATCGTTTCAGACTTTCCGGGCTGCCTGGGCGGTGCCGGCGGTATTTCTTGAGGCTTGGCGTTCATCACCAGAAGCTGCACCGCCTCGCTCACTTCCTCGACGCCGTACCAGGCCATCAGTTCGGTGAGCTTCTTTCGCGTTCCCGGCTGTACCGTGTGCCGCAATTCCTGCTCGCCCAACTCCTGTCGCCTCTCGGCAAGCTTGGCCGATCGTTCTTTCTGCGCGGCAGCCATGGCCTACCTCTTCTATTCCGCTGGCCGGCAGTGCTAGCCAGGTTTGACGTTTGCGTTGCTGGATGCGGACTATGCGGCGCATGAATCGACCTTCACCTGGTTCCAGGCGCCGACGGCTTCGAAGATCCGTGCGGCGTGCGCCTCATCAAGCGACATCGCTTCCGGAATGGCGATCCAGCCCGAAGCAACCATCTGGCTTGGGTTTGCCGAATCGCGCAGTTCCTTGTAGCAATGCTCAATCACGTCTTCCAGGTGGTCGGATAGGTAGACGCCATCGGGGGCGACCTCCACCGACTTGCTGTAGCGGTCGCCGCTGGCATCGATGCAGAGCGCGCTGAGGTAGATCGTCCACCGGTGGGGAATGCCGCAGACGGCCTGGCCGATCTTCCCTGGCGCGATGTTCTTCAGCGACTTGTAATTGATCATGCCCTGGCGGCCGCTGGGGTCGATGTTGACGACGGCGACGTGGTTGGCGGCGAGCAGCGACCGGCAGGACCGGTCAATGCGGGCTTTGAGGTTATGGGGTTTGCGTTTGCTCATAATGCCTCCGCAAGTCTGCGCAGCGCGTTACGCTCGGCCCGGGTGATGGGCGGCTTGCGGCGCTTTAGGATGGTTTCGGGGTCGATCCTGGCTGAGCGTTTCGGCGGTACCGGGTTGCTGGGCGCGCTTGGCAACTGAGCGATGGTCCCGCCAGCGGCCAGAAACTGCGCCGTACGCTCCGATATTGAGTAGGCATCCTGGCTATGCTGCTCGACGAGGCTTAGGTGGTTGCTGATCATGCTGCTATCCCCAAGACCCGATTCATCCGGTCGTCCAAGATTTCGTAGAAGGTGCGCACCCGCTCCGACAGCTTGCGGATCATCGCTTCGTCCCTGTAGGCGCGCTTGATGAACAGCGGCATACCCGGCCAGTAGCACACGAAGTCGATCCACTCACGCTCCGAGATCCACAGGCCGCCCTGGCACTGGGCGACGTGTTCTTTGGGGATCTCGCCTGACAAGATCACTTCAACCTGAAATTTCGGCAGCTTGGTTTTAATTTCGGTCAGGCCTTTGTCGCCCACCAGCGAGTCGGGCGAATACCCGGCGCCGTGGTTGAGGATGATCGCCACCTGGTTGGTTTCGACCTCCTCTCGCTGCTCGTATAGCTTGCGGGCCACGCTTTCGAGTTCGTGGCCGCGCTCGGTGTGGCGGTTGCCCATGAACGGGTCGGCAGCCTCGCCGGTGATACGCTCGCCTATCAACGTGTTCATGTAGGTGAACGCTCCGGTGCCGAAACCGGCCTCGCCTTTGCCGTTGACCAGTAGACACTCCAACTCTGAGCAGGTGACAATGCCCAGGCGCAGGGCCAGCCACTCAGGCGAGCCTTGATCAACTTCAGTGATTATCTGCATCAGTGTTCTCCTGAGCCGCTGCGTGTTGTGTGGCCGACTTGGTGAGCATTCCCAGTACCTGATCGAATACCGCTTTCTCTACGGAAGCCGGTGCACCATGGATCTTCTTGAATGCTTCCTTGGCCTTGTCGCTGCACTTTTCCAGCAAGGTCGCCAACTGTGTGGCTTGGGCCGAGGTGACGCGCGGCGTGATCTGGGCGGCCGGCCCGTTGCCGTCATCATCTTCGCCAGTAGTGGTGATGTTCAGCAGCAATCCGGCGGTATAGCGCTTGCCGTAGCTGACGCTGGAGGCCACGGCCTGTACACCGTTTTTGCTGCCAGTGGCATCTACAGGAAGGACGATTGAGGTCACTTCACGGTGCCCGGCGCGGTGACTCAGAACGCCCTCAACCTCAATGCCTCGCTCGTTGCGAGGCGTTCGAAAGGTGATGGCGAACCCGTGTTTCGCCATTACCGGCTTGATCATCTCGTTTACGTCCTCCCAGAGCGCATAGGTGCTTTGGATGCGTCCGTTTTTATCCTTGATCCCGCCTCGCTCGCCGATTACGGGCATTTCCTCCTGCATCTGTGCCAACGCTTCGTCGTACATCTGTTTCGCGCTCTGCGCCTGCATGCGCTCATGCATTTCCATCAGGCGCTCAAGCTTGTTGATGTCGCAGGAAGGATCGGAGGCGGCGCGGCTGATTACCGCCATGATGCTGGTGTCGGAACTGATGGGAACCACCGCTTGGCGCCGCTGATCCGGCATGATGATTTCTGTGCTCATGGAAACCTCAGTATGAAATTGAAACGGCTGGAATCTTGCGCTGGGCGATCAGGGTGACCGCCTGCTTGGCACAAGCCTCCGGCATGCCGCCGGCAATGAACGCTTCCAGGGCGGCGCGATTGATCTTCGCTTGGTGAGCCTTGTCGGCCTCGCGGGCTGCTGCCTGGCGCAGGATTTCGTCGGCGGCTGCGTCGGCGCGAGCCTTCTCGTCCAGGCGGGCCTGCTCAACAGCCCGCTTCTGGTCTTCGATGCCTTGCAGGCGGTCGCGCTCCGCCTTCTGCTCAGCCTCAACTCGCTCACGCTGCGCCTGCTCGGCTCGGCGTTCCGACTCAGCGGCCTGCAACTTCAATTCGTTTTCACGACGCTCTGCCGCCGACTGTTCATCACGGACGCGCTGTGCTTCGGCTTCGCGATCCCGCTGGGCCTTTTCCTCGGCCTTGCGTGTTGCTTCCTCGGCTGCTTCGCGGGCGATGCGATCCTCGTTGTCCTTCTTGTCGCGGGCTTCCTTCTCAAGGCGCAGGCGGGTCAGTTCTTCCTGTTCAGCCTCGTACTGGGTGCGCTCGGTGTGCAGGGTGCGCAACTTCGCCAGAGTCTGGTCCTTCACCTGGGCGGCTTCTGCCAGGAACTCTTCCCAGGCATCGTTGATTTCGATGGCTTCGAGGTCGGCGATCACCCGGGCGACTACGGATGCTGAAGGTGTTGCGCCGAACAGCGCCATATCCTTGATCTGCTGGATACCTTCGTTGTGCTTGGCAACCCTCGCATCTTCGGCCGCCTGCCAATCATCCAGCGGCTGCCGTACCTCCTTCTGCCATGACTCCAGCGTGTCCCATACGCGCTTGCGCTCGGCGTCGATCAGCTTCGGTATCTCCTTTTGCTTTGCGGAGATTTCTTTGCCCACCGCTTCAAGTGCGGTTTTCGATTTGGCGATCTGGTGCGCCATCGAGGCATAAGCTTCGCGGCCCTTGCGGGTTTTCAAGTCGGGCAGCACCTTGTTGAACTCATCAACCTTTGCCCGAACCTGCTGAAGCCACGGGTCAAGACCATTGGTGGTGCTGAATACGGTCAGCGCTGTTTCTTTCGGCGGCACTACTGCCAGTTCTGTTACTGCGGACATGGGGATTCCTTGCCGCGATGCTCGCAGCGATTGAAGGTGTGGGTTATTGGGTGATCAGGCCGCCAATGGCGGGGCCCAGTAGAACGATGGTGAGGAAGGTCAGGCCAACGATGGCCGACAGAGCGCGGATGGCGCGGCGCCGGTGCCGCTGGTGGGTGGTCACGCCTTTACTTCGTAGGCGACGGTCCACTCACCGCACAGGCAGGCCCGGCGACTCCAGGCGTGGACGTTTTCGATGCCAGCGTCGTAGGCCAGCGACAGTGCGCCGAGCCAGGACTTGTGGGTAAATGCCAGGGTCATGCTGTTCATGCGGCGGCCCTCTTGAGCTGCTCGTTGCGCTCGACGAACTTGGCGTCCAGCGCATCGCGGTAACGGTTGGCGGTCGGGGTGTCGATCAGGTCCGCGAACTCGGCCATTTCGATCATGCCCATGACGAAGGTGCGATCCGGTACCGGAGTGAAGGACTTCTTCATCTTGGCGATTTCCAGGCCCAGGCGGGCGAGGGCGGTAGGCGTGTTCATAGTTCGTCGTCCTCGGCCTGGGCAGCCAGTGCGTCATTTGCCAATGGCTCGACAAGAGCCTGAGCGATGATCCTGAGCTGTTCTTTGGGATCGGCTACCGCCAGTAGGTCCTCTGCGCCATCGCGGGCCAGGAAGCGGTCACCAAGCAGCCCAGCAATTACCATTTCGCCAATGGCGCATGGGCTCTTGCTGTCACTGTTAATTGCGAACTGCTCGACCTCGGCAGCGAAGGCTTTGAACGTCACGCCCTGCGCTGAATGCAGGCGCCGCTTGAATTGCACGTCACTGCGCCGATCAACCAGCGTTTCCACCGCGTTATCTATCCACTCCTTGCGGGCAATCTCCACAGCCGACTCACTCACTGGAGGCGGCAACTGAGCGTCGTAACGCTCCTGGCATATCTTCAATGCTGCGTTCATGGTCGCCTCCAGGGTGGCGTTATTCGGTGGGAATCAGCTTGAACAGCTCGATCTCGTCGACTGGGTAGGCTCCGTTTTGCTCGCCATAAAACCAGCGCTTGCGGTCGTTCGGCTCGGTAACCTCGACACACGCTTGCTCAACACCATCCAAAATCATCAGGTATGAGGCGCCCGGCTTGGCCTCTGGCAGATCCTCAACCTTGATCCAATCGCTCATGGCGACCTCCAGTGTTTGGGGTTAGGCGGCGGCCTTGGAAATTGCGTTTCTGGCAGCTTGGACCTTGTCGTCGTGCGTGCTGCCGGTGTTGCCCGGGTCTTCGTAGGCGGCCAGCAAGCCTTGCAGGGCTGCCAGCAGGTCAGGCGCAGCGGCGATCAGCTTGGCGTTGGCCTTGGATTGCTCTCCGAATTCCCATCGTCCGCCAGCCTCGTCGACATGACAGATAGATGCGATACCCAATCGCAGATCATCGGTTGGCGAGATATCAGTTGGTGAATCAGGGTCGACAATCCAGGGCCCAGGCGTGTGCTTCGTTTCCATGACTCTCTCCATTCGTTGGTTCACCTGTATTCGTCAACACTCATGCCTCCCGCTGGTTGCCGATGGGCGCGGGGGAGAGTGCTGACGTAATAGAGGCGCAACAAAGAAAGCCCGGTTGGACGTCCGGGCTTTCGGATGCAGTAGTTGTCAGGTTTTTTGGCGGGATCAGCAGCGCCAGAACGCCGCGAACCCGGTGATCGTTCGCCAGCGCTCACGATGGAAGCGCAATGGACCGGTTGGCAGGCCGTCATCAGGTGGCGGTTCTGGCCGCGCATGGCTGAGCGCTGCGCCGATCAGGAACAGTAGGAGCATGGTGATCTCCGGTTGGTTTGGGTGATGCGAATGCCCGGTGCTGATCTCCGGGTTGAGAGTCATGCCGCGGTCAGCGCCTTTCGGCTACCGCAATGCCAGTTATTACGAGCCGGTACCGCGCGGGCATAAAATAGTACTTAGCCGGTCAGC